TCAAGAACCCAAAGGAACCTTATGACAGAACCCTTAAGCGGGTGCTCAAAAAGGGCACTGACAACGCCGACAGCAGGTATATCACGCTGAAGATGACGCCGGAGGAGTATCATACGCTGCAACTGCGGCAGACATGGCCCATCTGTGATCAAATCCTGCGAGATAGTAAACAGTGATTGAGATCAAGGCCCAAACCGGCCCGCAAGAAACTTTTTTGTCATGCTCTGCCGATATCGCGATATATGGCGGGGCAGCTGGTTCGGGCAAGACCTTTGCAGAACTGCTGGAACCCCTGCACTATATCACATCTGTGCCCGGGTATAATGCGGTAATTTTCAGACGCACAACACCAATGATCAGAAGTGGTGGCGGCCTTTGGGATGAGTCCCTAAAATTATATTCAGGCAGAGCAGAGCCAAAAGAAAGCACACTGGAGTGGATGTTTCCCTGCAAGGGCACAAGCACACCCAACCGGCTGAAGTTTGCACACTTGGAATATGAGAAGAACGTGCTGGACTATCAGGGTGCACAGTTGTGCCTCATTATGTTCGATGAGGCAACCCACTTCACAGAGCAGCAGTGGACGTATATGCAGTCGAGGAATCGGAGCATATGCGGTGTGCGGCCCTATATCCGGGCAACCTGCAACCCAGATCCTGATAGTTGGGTCAAAGACTGGATCGACTGGTGGATCGGTGAGGATGGCTATCCTATCCCTGAGAGGTCCGGTGTGATCCGGTGGTTTGTCAGGCACAACAACGAACTGATCTGGGCGGACACAGAAGCAGAGCTATCGCTGAAGCATCCAGATCTTATACCTAAATCGTTTACCTTCATCAGCGCCACTCTGGATGATAATCCAATCCTCACCCGGGCAGATCCCACATACCGGGCCAACCTGCTGGCGCTGCCAGAAGTGGAGATGGAGCGCCTGCTTAAGGGCAACTGGAAGATCAGGCCAAGTGGAGGGAACGTATTCAAACGGGAATGGTTCACCCGGACCGTATCAGAACAGATACTGCAGCAGATGCAATTTAATTTCAAGGTCGGAAGCTGGGATACTGGGTATACCATTGAAGATCCAGAAGCACCGAAGAAAAAGAAAGATACCAAATCCAGCCCAGATTATTCTGTGTATACGCTATGGGGGATAAATTCCACGGGTTTTTATCTACTCGATAGATTCAAAGAACAACTGGAATTTGACGACCTATACAATACTGTGGTCAACATGTACAACCAAGACAGGCCGCACGCACTATTAATAGAAAACAAGGCATCGGGCATATCTCTGATTCAGTCACTCAGACGGTCTTACAGGATGCCTATTGAGCCAATTGAGCGGAACAAGACCGGGGGGAGCAAATTGGACAGGGCATACCAATCAGTGCCAATATTTAAGGCTGGGCTCATCCACATGCCAGATGGGGCATACTGGCTGCACGATTACATTGAGGAGATGGTAGGATTCCCGGACGCAGCACATGACGACAGCGTGGACAGCACAACACAAGCACTCATATGGGTGTCCCAGGGATGTGGACAACAGCAGGGTAAGCAGTATGTGCAGGCGTTTGAGGACAATTATTCGATTTAACACAAACCTTTTTTATCTAACTAAACCCATTCTTATGCAGATATGCGTATCTTCAATGGCAAAGCCTTGGCCGAGGCTAACAGCAAGATAAACACCCTGCAGGGGGCACTCACAGAAACGGTAATGGAGGCCCGTGCACTCACCCGTAAGGTTGAGATGATGGAAGAGAAGCAGGAGGAATCCGCATCCGGGCTCTATGGCCTGCGCCTGCAGCGAGACATAGGATGGACACAGCTGACCGGCAACGCACACAATAAGATCCAAAAGTCTCACCTGGATAGTTATGCGCAGACCGCAGAGTTCTTCTATTTGTTCAATCCACTCATAAAAAGGGCGGTGGACGTGCGCACACTGTTCACCTTCAGCAGGGGGTATGATCTCTCAGTGGATGAAGCATCGATCAAGATCAAGGAGAAATACATTGATCCGGTGATTGAAGATCCATACAACGAGGGTGCATTCACCAGCCAGCAGGCGATAGAGGAGAATGATCGCATCCTGCAGGAGACCGGAAATCTGTTTATTGCCGTCTTTGCCGGCACTACCCCAGGCATCAGAACGATTCGCATGGAAGAGATCACCGACATTATCCGTGATGAGAACGATTCTGGCCGGGTGCTCTTCTACAAACGACAGTTCGTTACGGGCACAAAGTCAAAGGTGGTTTACTATCCCGACATAAACAACGCCGACAGAAAGACCGGGGCTAATCTGATCGGTGTTGACTGGAATGTGCACATCCTGCATGTCTATACTAACAAGATCCGTGGGCTTGGCTTTGGCATGACAGACCTGGCAGCTGCGTGCCGGTGGGCGGATGCACAGGGTAAATTCTTAGAGGACTGGGGGGCTGTGGTTCGGGCCATCAGAAAGTATAGTTCTGTGGTGCAGACCTCAGGCGGGCAGTCAACAGTCAATGCCATAACCGCACAGTTTGCCGGAAGCACTGCAAACATGAACACCCCCCTACAGAGCAACCCGGCAGGGAGTTCTCTTGTGATGGGGCAGGGCAATGATCTGAAGGTAGTCGATGCGGGAAGCGGCAAGATCGTTGGGCCAAAGGATAGCCGACTCTTCACTCTGCAGGTGTGTGCTGCTACCGGGGTGCCTGAGACTATCCTCACCGGGGACCCAAGCACGGGCAACCTTGCCACCGCAAAGGAGCTGACTGGCCCGTTCCTCACTATGATTGAGTCCCGGCAGGAGCTTTGGGCAAGCGTAATAAAGCGCCTCGTGCAGTTTATTCTCAGATCCGCAGGGCAGAAGGGCGTCATGGTGAAGGTGTCGTTCCCGCCGTTATCAGACTATGATGTCAACGACAGGATACAGGCATTGGTATCTGCTGCGACCATGGACTCCAAAATGTGGGCTAACACGATGTCACCTGCAGACTTTGTGCGGGCCATATACGAGACACTTGATATTGAGATCAGCGAGGATGAACTCAGTGCAATCGTGGATGATGCAGAAATGAACACCGCCACCACAGAGGCACTCAAAGAGGTGCAGAAGAATCTCGCGAGGCTGGTCGATGACGGTAAATAAACTGAGAGAAGCCACTGCATACACCATCAAACGGCGCGAGAATGACGCCCTGGTGAAAAAGCACCTACCCAAAATCAAAACCTTTTTTAGGGCACAGCGTGATCTCTACTTGGATCGGCTGGCAAACTATCAGAATTTATTTCCGGAATCAAATAGAGTAGACAGATCAGCCGATTACTATTTTAAACTGATTGAGCAAGACCGGCAGATGACGCTGCGAGACTTTGATCAGATATGGGCTGCTGTGGATAAGGAGACGTTTGGAGACCTGCAGGATGTCGTGACCGGATACGAAGAGGCAGGCTATAAGAGCGGGATCAAAACCGGCGGGGATCTTTACGAAGGGCCAAAGGTAAACTTTGCATTTGACCTTGACAACCCGCGTGCAGTTAATTGGTTCGCTCAGAACGGGGGCAGTGTTGATTATATCGCAGGTATCCAGGGCACCACAGCAGACCGCCTTAAGACTGTTATCACCAAGGGGCTTGAGGAAAACAAAACCTATGATCAGATGGCCCGCGATATAAAAGCCACGTTTAACCGGTTCAATGGGTCGAAGGTTGGCATCACCAACTCACGTGCACGCACCATTGCCGTTAACGAAATAGGCAACGCATACGAGGCAGGCAACCGAGGTTTTATTGATGAGCTTGTCAGTGTTGGTGGCGTGAAGATGGAAAAGATGTGGGAAAATTCCCACGATGATGATGTCACCCCTGAGTGTGAGCTGAACACGGAAGACGGGTGGATACCACTTAATCAACCACACACATCAGGGCACCAGCAACCCATGAGGTTCCCTAGATGCCGCTGTTTCGAATTGTATCGCGAGGCAAAAATATAAATCCTTTAATGAAATCCTATAGAAAAACAAATTAACTTTATATACCTCAATGTGCCTTGTCTTATTAAATATGAACAAGACATATTTTGGTACTGTTTTAAAACTACGCGAAGCATCCGCGAGCGATCCCGGAGTGCTGGACGTTCACATCATAAAACCGGGCTGGGGTGCATCTGGATATTACCCAGAGCAGACCTTAAGGCAGGCGGTGGATGATGGCGTTTATCACGAAGGCATGCACATGTATTGGGACCATGCCACCGAGTCTGAGTCATGGGAGAGGCCTGAGCGGTCGCTCTCTGCCCTTGCTGGTGCGCTTGTATCCAATGCGGTGTATGAGCAGAGCGGATGGGATGGCCCGGGCGTGTATGCCACAGCGAAGGCATTCCCTGAGTTCATGGAGTCACTTGGCGCCATGGGGGGAAACATTGGCGTATCCCACAGCGTGATGGGCGTGTCTGAGTGGGGCAAAGCTGAGGGCAAGGAAGGGCAGATCATCTCTGAGATTCATGCTGATCCTTTAAACAGCGTTGACTTTGTGACGATACCTGGCGCGGGTGGACACTACCGGACGGTATTCGCAGAAGCTGCAAAGCATACGAAAACAAAAGAGGAGGCACACATGCCGACTATTGACGAAGTAAAGAAAGACAAGGCGCTCATGGAAGCGCTCAAAGCAGAGTTCATGAAAGAGTCTGATCTCAAGAAACTACAGGCTGAGCTTAAGGAATCTCTTAAGAAGCAGGATGATCTTGAAACCGCGCTTACTGAAGCCAAGGCAAAAGCACTGGTGCAGGAATCCCGGACATACATCGTGGCAAAGGTCGCAGAATCAAAGCTGCCTACTGTCTCACAGAAGTATGTGGTAGAATCTCTGATATCTGGTGCAGTTGCAGAGGTTGATGGTGCACTTGATACCGTCGCACTCGATGAAGCGATCACCAAAGCCATCGAAGCAAAGCAGGCGGAGATTGACGCAATCCTCACCGAGGCACACACCAACACCGGCGTGCATGACATGGGCGGCGCGACTGATGTCACTGAGACTGATGGGAAAGAGATGTACTATGAAACCCTGATTCGGGCAGGTAAACCTGAAGACGTAGCCAGAAAACTGGCAGGAATTGACTGAAATGGCAGTAAATGTTGACGAAGATCCCGGATACCAGCGGGCTGTCGTGGTTACTTATCCGACATCCCCTGTGTCCGGTGGCGTGTGCTTGTATGGAAAACTCGCAGGTATCGCACTGACAGACGAACGCGCAGCAGGAGACACTACCGTGGACTTTGGACCATACGTTGTGAGCATCTCAGTAACCGACAACGTAACCGGCGGGATTGCAAAGGGTGCACCACTGTTTGCCTCTGAAACATCACCAGTTGTCGTGAGCAACACCAGCTCAGGGGTATTCTTTGGATATGCTGATGAGATTGTCGCGAGTGGTGCAACCTCAACGATCCGGGTCATTCACCCGCCGATGATTGGTGGTGTGCTTGGTGCCGGAGTTATTGGGCAGACACAGATTACACCAGGTTCACTTGATGGGACTGTCGCAAAGGTAGTTGCAGACGCAGCAGTGATTGGCGGCATTCCTGTGGTGCACCGGATTGATCTTGATGCAGGCCCGATTGGTAACACTGACGTAACACTCACCCACAAAACCCGGGTGATTGATGCATATACTGTCCTGCGTGGAGCAGGGGTGACATCAGCAACACTCCAGGTATTTAATGGCGCATCTGCAATCACCGACGCAATGGATGTGAGTGGATCCGACAAAGACATTGTGCGGGCCGCATCTCTTGACGACGCTGCATGGGAAATTGCAGCAGGGGGCACACTCCGGATCACCTCAGCAACAGGGGCAACGCAGCCAGACGCAACGGTCTATGTGACCGGGATTAGGGTGGCATGAACATGACAAAAATAATTGAGTCCTTCGGGGCAAAACACACGACCCCTCGTGGGGCAACCTACCTCAAATCCAACGAAGGCATGAAGAAGCGGGCAGAGGTTTGGAATCTTCTGTCTGAGGTAGAAGGCCGGCGCGGGGTCAGCAGAATCGCAGAAGCAATGAGCACGTCAGATTTTGACTACTTACTCACCGCCGATATGAACGCACAGCTCATGAACTCGTTCGCACGCTATCCTGCATCATACAGGATGTGGACCAAAGCGGTCACCGTAAATGACTTTAAGAGCAATCC